TGTAAGACTTGAAGGAGGAATCCTGCGATTCATATCGTTGTGCACTTCCCGATATTGCTCCGGTAATGCCGCCTACTGTGGCACCTGCCAGCACGCCGAGCGGCCCAAATGCTGACCCGGTTATTGCGCCGGAGAGCACAGAGGAGATCATGCTGGATGCAAGGGTACCGGAATCGCTTCCCAAAGCACTGCCGATTTTTGTGTTTAGAGATCCTTGTACTGCGCCGCCAATCATCTGCGCTGCCTGCATAGTGACGAGTGCGTTTGTGATCGACTTGAAGCCGCCGCCTATGCCGCCCGAGCTGTTCATCGACTTGTTGGCCTTCGTGTCAAGGTTTTCGATCTCCTTGCGGGCCTTTTCGGCTTCTTTGCTGACGGAACGGAACTGATAGGATAAATTATCGAAGTTCGCCTGTGCGGCCTCCATCTTGAGGCCATCCATGGCATCCTGCGTCTCATTGAATTTTTTCTTTGCTTCGGTCAGCTCTTTTTTTGCTTTATCGAAGTTCGCATTGAGCGTAGCTTTCTCTTTACTGAGAGAATGCGCTTTGTCCTGAAGTTCACGGAGCTTACTGCCGAGATCGGCGGCGTTCTTCGCAATCGTCTTCATCCCCTCAGAAGACTTGTCTTGCGTCTTGATTACGATTGAGGTTTCTGGCAATTCTTTCACCGCCTTATCATTGACTTTGTCGCGAAAATGCATATAATGAAAGCAAGGAGCGTGATACCTATGACGAAGACATCTATCATCACAATAGCAGTCTCACTTCTGATTGCGGTATTGCTTCCATTTTTCATTTAGAGTTTCAGCCGCCCGAATGGGCGGCTTTATTTTTTACCCCGCGTGACCTTGATGGCTTTGCCGCGCGGCGTGGGGCGGCTGCGTGCAGCAGCCTCATAGGAGGACAGCGCCCAGATGAGGTCCTTTTCTCCCTGCGGGCGGTTGTAGTAGTCGCCCGGCAGGATGCCGTGCACGTGAAAAAGGTAGTAGGCAAGCCCCAGCTCCGGATCGCTGCCCTCCGTCAGGCGTTTTTTACCTTTTCGATGGTCGCGCGGCGATAGCCGCTCAGACGTTCAACCTCGCGGCTCAGATCGGCGATTTCGCCGGGCAGCAGCATCGCCTTGAGCGTCTCCGCCGGCGTGATCCCGCCAAATTTGTGCTGCAGCGGCGTGCTCTTCAGGTCGGGGTCGATGCAGCCTGCCAGCAGGATCTGAAGCTCGGCGTCCTGATCGAGACGGCTTATGTCCTGCACACGCCCGTAGGGCAGAGCCTGGAGCGTGAAGATGACCGGCGCGCCGGCTGCCTCGCTCAGGCGCGGGACCTCAAACTTGGCCGTCGGCAGGTTCTTCGCCACATTGATGACCTTTTCGCCCAGCAGCAGATCCAGCACAGACGGCTGCTCTGCGGCGGCGTTCTGATTGACGATGGTATTTTCCATAATTCCCTCCAAATTTGACTATGCGCAGCGCCGCCGGTCTCCCGACGGTGCTGCGCAATATTTTCAGGTGTCCAGCATCTGATAGTCGTTGAATGTGAACGGGGACTCGATCTGCCCGAGCTTGGCGGCCTCCCAGTCCGCAAGCGTCAGGTCGTCAAAGCTGACGCCCATGAGCGCGATGCGCTGGGTGTTCGGGTTATCGGGGTCGTCCAGATTGCTGATGATCGTGTGGCGCAGGTCCTTGCCGGTCTTGAGCGCCTCGCCCTCCAGCTCAATGAGGCGGGAAGTCGCGTTATAGATGCGGATGGAGCCGGTGCCCTTGGTGGATACGAGCTTGCTGTCCTCCATCATGGCGCGGCAACGGGGAACGCTCTCCTTGGTCTTGCTGATCTTAGCCTGGCAGCCGTAGCACTCGGCGACCTGTTCACCGTCGATCCACAGGCTGCCCCATGTGCCGCTGCGTACCAGCGTGGTGTCAATAGCTTCACTCATGTGTGTTTCCTCCTATCAGGCTGCAATGACGCTCGGAGAGACCTCGAAAACGATGGCGAAGTCTTCCATGGCGTCCATGATGTTACCGTAGAGCTTCAAAAACACCTTGCTGCCGGTGTTCTCCTTGATGACCTCATTGTCGCTGAGCTTTTTGATGCGCTCTGCCTCGGTGGCATCGTCGCCGGCGGCGGTGATGAGATACTTGCGCGTCGCGTCGGCGTCGAGCACCGCGCCGGACGAACCGCTCTCCAGCACCTTGGAGTCCTCCAGACTCTTGAGGTAGTCCTGCAACGCCAGCAGCAGGACACACTTGTCATCGTAGGTGTTGGCGCACTTGCCGAAGTAGTCGTCCTCGACGCTCGAGACGGCGTAGTAGCGGATCAGGTCGATGGCCGCGGTCATCTTGATCTTCTTGAGCGCCTCGGGTTCCGTGTCGCCGATCGTGACCTTGCTGGTCACGGCGCGGCTCAGCTTGCGCACGCGGCCGTCGTCGATGATGAAGAGCTTGCCGGCGTCGACCGCTGCGTCGGGGTTCTCGGTCGCCGTCACGCCGGTCACCTCGCTCAGCTGCGCATAGGTCGCGCTGCACTGCGCGGGGGTACCGGCCAGCATACCCGCAATGCGCGAGCAGTAAGCCGCGGCAGAGAAAGCCGTCTTGCCGCCGGCGGCGATACCGGCAGACACAAAGTTGATGACGCCCTCGTAGTCCGCCGCGGTGTTGGGCAATACCGCCTTGCCGATGTAGCGCAGCTTGCGGCGCTCCTTGACGAGCGCGGCGAGCGCCGTGGCGTCTTCAGCGGAGATATCAGGCGGGCCCGCGATGTAGTCGTAGGTGTAGGCCGCCAGCGCGCCGAAGCCCGCCGCGATCGTTCCGGCTGCCGGCACAACGGAGACGTACACAGCGCTCGGGCGGTTGATGTAGCCCATCAGCGCACGCTTGATGTATGCGATATTGTCCGCGCCGAGCGTCGTCGGGATATCGCTCTCCTGGCAAACGACGTGTACGCCGTTTGCTTTGCTGTCGCGCAGGATCAACGCGACAGCGCCGCGGGAAATGCGGGTGGATACCGTCTCCGCGGCTTTTTTCAGGGTAAAAGTGAGTTCAGGCAGTCCCATACTCATTCGCTCCTTTGATAAATTTCTCCGCCGTTTACCTGCACGGAGATCTGGTAAGAGTCCGCCGCTGGAATCTCCGGCGCGGTCTCTTCGTTACTTTCCATAAATTCAAAATTCAGCAGGATAGCGGCTCTGTCAACGTCCCGCGGCATGCTCTGCAGCTGCGGCAGCAGCCTGCGCGCCCCCACGTGCAGGACCTGCATCATAAGCTTCAGGCACGCCGATACATCGTTGTTAAGCCTTGCCCAGCTGATGTCATAGTGCTCATCGGCCTCATCGTGCAGTGTAAGCCGGATCTGCACGTTCCGCTTTGTCATGCGCTGCGTGACCGGCGTATGATCATCGCGCGTGACCTCGAGCCAGAAAGAGGGACGCTCATAATTGACAGGGCAGACGTTGATATAAGTCCTTCGTTCAGGCCACTTTTCCAGCAGACGCGCATTGACGGCGTCCAGAATCTCCGTGCTGTTCATCCGTTCCCCTCCAGATAGGCCATAGCTTTCTTCTCAATCTCTCTTGCGCCTTCCGCAGTCAGGCGGCGGACGACATCCGCGTCGGTCATGTGGTACATGTAGATTCCGGCAACGCGGTCGCGGCCTTCTTCCCGTCGGGACTCCCGCTCTCGCTTGGCATGGCCGGACGGCCCGCGGACCTTGTGCCCGTTTTCCAGCGCGTTGGTGATGTAGCCCGCGGCATAGCCTCTCAGCTCGGTGTCTGCCTTGGCGCGCACGGCGGCGTAGCCGTCCCCGCTGCCGGTATAGACCTCCTGCACGTTCGCCACATAGCCCTGTCCGCCGATGCGGCGGCGCACCGTGGAAAGCATCTCGCGGCCGGCCTCCTCGAAGAACTCGCTGCGCGCCTTCTTCATGGCCTCCGGATAGCCCTCCAGCCTTTTCTGAACCTCTTTCAGCCCGCTGATCTCAACGCTCTGCATTATGCCTCCCAGCTGCGCTCGATTACGTACTCGTTCTTGTATGGGTCAAGGTCGAGCACCTGCCGCACGGTGTATGGCGTTTCGTTCCCCTTCTGCACCAGATCTCCGGCACGCAGCACAATGACCTTCGGAGTCACCA